CAATAAATATTGAATACACAAGTCATTAATTGGCTTGTTTTTTTTATATAATTTTTTAGGAGGGCAAAACCTATGGCAATTAAACAAGGTACTGATGAGTTAGTCTTGATTCGTAAGGCTGGCGATAAAAAAGATGCAAATAAAGTAATGTGGGTAACAGAATTAGAACGCGAAACTGAAAAAGATAGAGATACAGAAGCTACTGTTGATGGTCCTGTTAACTCTGGAGGTACTTTAGAGTCAACTGTAACTATCACTTGCTATATGAATCAAGATGATACGTTATGCGATGAAATCGAGGACGCTACAGAAGAAGATGTACCATATGAATTATGGGTCATTAACAAAAAAGTGAAAAATCCGGAAGGTAAATACAAAGCTGAATATCGTCAAGGTTATTGGAATAGTATTGACCGTACAAATGACGCTGATGATATCGCAGAATTTGAAACAGAATTTGGTGTATATCTTAAAAAGATACGTGGATGGGCTACTTTACCAGAACAAATCGAGAAAAACAAAGCAGCTTATGGCTTCCACGATACTATTGCTGCAGATCCTGCCAACGATGGTCTTGCTTCAGAAGATATCCCACAACCTAACCAACCTAGCACAGTAGAAAGTGTATAACAATGAGGGCATCAAAGCCCTCTTTTCTTTTTGACTAATAAAATAAAGTGAGGTAATTAAAAATATGGAAATCAAATTTAACGGTAAAACAATCGAATTATCATTTGGATTAAAGTTCTTAAACATCATTGATAAAGAAATGGGCATGGAAGCTGAACAAGTTAACTTTGGTAAAGGTACAGAAATGTTAGTACCTGCATTAGAAAGCCACAGTGTAGTAGATGTTGCAAAAGTGATTAAAGCTGCAACAGCACAAGAAAAAGGCGCTCCTAAAACAGAAAAAGACTTAGAAGAAGTTGTTGAGAATGTTATTGAAAATACTGGTCTTGAAGAATTCTGTAATGAAGTTATCGAGGAACTGGGAAAGCGTGTTTTAACCCAAAACCTCGTTCCGAAAAAATACAAAAAGAACAGCAAGAAGTAGAGGAAGAACTTTTAACGTTTGATCGTATTGTTATCTTATGCATGAGTAAGCTCAAAATATATGATTTAGATGTTATAGAGCGAATGACACTTAGAGAGTTTAACTATCGTATGTACGCCTTAGAATATGAACAACTAGATAGAGATATGGATATGTACAAATTAGCATTTGCTATTAGAGACGCTGCTGCAGAGAAAAAGAAACGTGGCGGTAAAAAAGGCGAAACAGAATATCGCTTCAAAAGTGCCGATGATATTATGCACTATCAAGAAAACATTCAACGATTAAACAAAGGTGAACCTGTCAAATTCGCTTCAGAAGCCAAATTTGAGGAAAACAAACCACCAAAAGACTTACTACAACAAATTGCAGAATTAAATAAATAAGGAGGTGGGAACACGTGGCAGAAGCTAATTACAGTATTAAGGCGACAATAGAAGCTAATGCTAAGAAATTTAAAAGTGCTATACAAGCAGCTAAAAACAGTGCAGAACGCTTTAAGAGTACTATGGAGAAAATCAAAGACAACGAAATTGATGCAGACTCTTCTGGTGTGAAAAGAGCGGTAGAAAGTGCTAAGTCAGCTATGGAATCATTTAACAACACTAAAGCAGAAGGTAACTTAGATGTTGATATTGATGAAGTTAAATCTAAAGTTGCTATCGCAGAAGAATACGTAAGAAAATTCGACGCTTACAGAGGAGACGCTGAACTTGACGCTAATGTAACGAGCGCAAAAGCTAACATCGAAGAAGCACAAGCTTATTTAGAACGCTTTGACGGTTCAACAGCTAATGCGCATGCCGATGTGGACGCTAGAAGAGCAATTACAACATTATCAAAGTTACAGATAGACCTAGATATGTTTGATGGTAACTCTTACAGTGCTCATTTAGATGCAGATGCTACAAAAGCTCGTGTAGCTATAGCAGAAGCTAAGAAGTCGCTCAATAGTTTTGCTAGGCAAAAAGCGAAAGCTACTGTAGAAGTTAACGAAGGCGCTGCAGTTTCTAAAATTTTGGCGCTTAAAGCGATGTTACGTTCAATTCCTAACCGAATACACACTAGGATAGATGTTGACTCTGACAAAGCACAAGGAGCATTTAGAGCGATGGTAGCTGGTATCGATAGCTCTATGAACTCTTGGGACGCTTTAGCAACAAGAATTAGAACAATAGGGACAGTAATTTCTAATATGATACAAGGTTCTTTAATATCCAATATCACATTAGTTATTCCTATCATCGCTTCAATGGTACCTGCATTATTTGCTGTTCTTAATGCTATCGGGGTTGTAGCTGGTGGAGCTGCAGGATTAGCGGCTGCATTTGGTGTTGCTGCAGGTGGCGTTATGGGATTTGGAGTTATGGCTGCAAGTGCTATTAAAATGCTTAATGATGGAACTCTACAAGCTACAGCTGCAACACAACGTTATCAATCAGCTTTAGATGGGTTGAAAAGTTCTTGGGAAGGCATTATTAAGCAAAACCAATCCCAAATATTCAACACAATGGCTAACAGTTTAAATACTATGAAAGTTGCGTTAGCAGGTTTGTCTCCTTTTATTAGTGGTGTATCTAAAGGAATGGAACAAGCAAGCGCTAAAATGCTTGATTGGGCTAAAAATTCTCAAGTAGCTAAACAATTCTTTGAAGTTATGGGAACGACAGGTGTCCGTGTATTCAACAACATGTTAAGCGCTGCTGGCAACTTCGGAAGTGGTGTTATAAGTGTTCTCACACAGTTAGCTCCACTTGCAGATTGGGCTGCTGCAGGATTTAAAAGAATGGGTCAAGCTTTCAACTCATGGGCGCAATCTTCTGCAGGTCAAGAAGCTATCAAATCATTTATCGAATATACAAAACAAAATTTACCGTTAATAGGTCAAATATTCGCCAATACTTTCAAAGGTATTTTCAACCTTATGAAAGCATTCGCACCTAACACTCACTCTATTTTAGAGTCACTCGCTCAAATGTCAGAAAAGTTCGCTTCTTGGAGTGCTACTGTTGCTAAATCAGACGGATTTAAAAAGTTCATGGAATACGTTAACACTAACGGTCCTAAATTAATATCGTTACTAGGTAACTTAGTAATGATTATCATAAACGTTGGGACTGCTATGGCTCCGTTAGCTGCAAAAGTTTTAGATGTAGCTGTTGCTATGACAGAGTTCATTAAAAACTTAACAGCTGCACACCCAGCCATCGGAGTGCTTCTAGGTTTGATCGTAACTTTAGCAGGTGTATTCATGACACTCGGACCACCTATTTTAGGTGTTATCGACTTTATTGGAACATTCATCAAAGTATTTACAGGCGCCGGAACAGTTATAGAAGCGTTAATGTCTGTGGCGTCGGCACTAGCTCCTGTATTCGAAGCTATTGGCGTTGCAATTGCTGCAATAGACGCACCTATACTGTTAATCATTGCAGGTGTAGCTGCACTTATAGCTATATTCGTCGCCTTATGGAATTCCTCGTCAGTTTTACGCAATGCAATCATAGGAGCATGGGAAGCTATTAAAAGTGCTGTTGGAGCAGCGATACAAGCAGTTATTGGCTTCTTAGGAGATTTATTATCTCAAGCTCAAAATATAATGGCACCTTTAGTCCCTTTATTTAAAAATGTTTGGGATACTATCGTGCAAATTGTTGAAACAGCAGTTAAGTTAATTTCTCCAATTGTTTCTCAAGGTTTCCAAGCTTTAGTTGCTGTTGTAAGTACGGTTTGGACTGTAATATCTACAGTTATTAAAGTTGCTTTTGATGTGATCATTGGCATTATTACCGTAGCTTTACAGATACTTAGTGGCGACTGGTCGGGTGCTTGGCAAACAATATTAAAAGTTGGGCAAACAATTTGGCAAAACATTGTTTCTGCAGCTCAAGCTATATGGGATATTTGGAGTAAATATCTACAACAAACTTGGCAAAATGCAGTCAACTTCTTTAGTACAATATTTGGTGCTTTAATTGGTATTGCAATTTCAATTTGGAATTCAATTGTTAATGCTATTATTTCTGTAGTTACTGGCTTAGGTACATTCCTTGCTAACATATGGAACGGAATTGTTACTTTAGCACAAATACAATGGTCAATATTAGTTACAGTGGCACAGACTGTTTGGACAGCCATTGTCACAGTAATAACTACAATAATTACAACATTAGTTACAATTATTACTACGGTATGGACTGCAATTGTTACAGTTACGCAAACTATTTGGACAGTTCTTGTTACTATTGCACAAACTATTTGGACAGCGATATCAACGGTCGTTATGACTATCGTTAATATCATCGTTACTATCGTTACAACAGCTTGGACAACGATTTCTACTGTAACATCTACTATATTTGGTGTTATCTCAACTATAGTCACTACTATTTGGAATGCGATTAAAGGTGTTATACAAGTTGTATCTTCAATTATTGTTAGTATTGTTACTGGAAATTGGTCAAGATTAAGTGCTATTACAAGTTCTATAATGTCTGCGATATCTTCTTTGATATCTTCTTTATGGAATTTAATTAAAAGTACGATTATAAACGCTGTAATGAGCGCTGTTAATGCAGCTGTAAGTGGATTTATGAGAATGCTTAGTTCAATAGGTTCTGCTATGCGAGGAATTGTTAACGCAGTTATTAATGGTATGCGGAATGTTGTAAACAATGTAAGAAACGGAGTATCAAACGCTTTAAGTGCAGTACGTAACTTTATAGGCCGTTTCACCCAAGCCGGTACAGATTTAATTATGGGAATGGTAAATGGTATTAAAAACGCCGCTGGTGCTGTTGTAAATGCAGCTAAAGGTGTTGCTAGTTCAGCAATCAATGCGGTTAGAAGTGTTCTCAACTCACACTCTCCATCAAGAGTAATGATGGGTATCGGTGGAGATTTTGGAGAAGGCTTTAAAATCGGTATTGATGATAAGAAAAAAAGCGTGGCAAACATTGCAGGTGGTTTGGGATCAAGTGCTGTAAAAGCAGTTAAAAATGCTGTTAATCCAACCGATG